ACCTTCTTCGTCAGACTTGGTGAGAGAACCAATTGCTCTATCGTACATAGTTCCCCATGTATTGATTCGAGCATCGTTCATTAGATAAGGCTCAGCTTCAATCAAAGAAGCATAGAGCAAAGCATCAGGTGCTGTGGTTAGGAATACGTTTGTTGTGTTACTGCTAGACAAATATGCTGGCGCAGCAAAGTACAACATTTTTACTGTGTAGACTGCATCAGGGATAGGTGACAATTGAAAATCATTAGCCAATATTGTGTAAGACCTAGGAACACCAACTTCTGATGCTCTTGGGTCATTAGACAAAGATGATGGGCTTGAATAACTTAATGGAGTAAGTGGATTAGTCACTACTACAAAATCACGCACCTGTAAGAAGTCACTAGGTAACTCAACAGTTGAGTCAGCTTTGACAGTCGCAGTCGTTACAGATTTCAACATCTGGCGAATACGCAACTCTCTACGGAGTCGGTTTTCAGCAAATGTAATAAAGTCTGGAATCTGAGAAGTTAAGTCAGACCTAGCCAAATAGTTTCCTATTGAGGTCTGTAAGTCAGAGTAGGTAGCAAAACTCATACAACTCCTGTCCGAGTTCTAAAAACTCTGTTATCACGCTCGTTTAGCCACGCTTTGAATCGTTTTTCATCAATCACATCAAAGCCACGCATAACTCCCTGCTTATTTAGTTCATCAATAACTGTAAATGGAATAGACGCTATCTTGTTTCCAAACAACTCATCAGACCATTTAGCACGTTCATCAAAGGAGTTATATTCCTTTTTGTTCTGCTCAATGATTCCTGTAATGTCTTGCTTAGTCTCAATGACAATACCGCCATCGCCATCAGCATGGACTACAGAATCTCTAAATTTAACAGGGTTTTGCATACACTAATTCTATCAGTTTTGCTAGAAAAAGAAATGCCCCAGATGGTTAGTCTGAGGCATTTTCGGAGTCACCTAAATATTAGGTCAAGTCAGCAATGATGCCGTGTGCAGCTTCGTTCTTAACTTCCAATGTGAACTCAGCCAACAGTTGTGTAGACTCGTTGTCACCAGTAACAGCCAACTCATTGGTCTGGAAAGGACGCAGATAAGCTACAGCAGCCATGTCAGGGTCAAGCAAGAAAGCCACATCGTCAGCAGAGTTAGTGCTGTTCATAAAACGTGAGGGAACCACGCTCAAAGTACCAAAATCTGACAAATAAACATCTGCCGCGCCAATTATGGTAGTAGGGGCATTTGTAGGAGCCATGTAACGCTGTGCAGCAATACCAGCAAATCCTGATACTGTTTGCTTGTGAGCAGGAGTAACCATCAAGATTTTAGGATTGCCACCTGCGGTATAAACGCTCTTAACAACAGATTGCAAAATTGCTTCTGTAAAAGTGCGGTTAGTACCATTAGTACGAGCAGTTGTGCCAGATGCACCAGCAACACCAGAAGTACCACCAGAGTAGTTAGTAGCCAACCATGCTTGCAAACCACCCAAAGCACGAGCAGTAGAGGAGTTACCATTGGTAGCAACTTGGTTGCTGAGCAATGTCAATTCCATGTCCCGCTTGATTTCAGCAGATGCTTTAGCCAACTGATAAGCCTTTTCAGACTTACGTCCAGCTTTATCTACAGCTTGCAAGGTGTTTGAAATCTTGATTGTCTTCTGTGAAATCTGGCAACGATTGCCAACACGAGTTGTAGGAGACATAGTAGCGTCAGATGCTGTCGCACCTTCTACGGCTACATTAAGTCCAGCTGCGGCAAGTGAGTCCGTTTGCCACTCATGGTAAACAGCAGTTGCTTTAGTCTTGCCAATGGAACTCATCATGGGCGTGTCGGTTGGTGAGATGTTGTAGATAACATCTGAAAGGTCTTCTCTCATACCGATTGCGGTATATGTTTGATAGGTAGCCATAATTTAATACTCCAAAATTTATAAAAATCGTTCAAATGCTCTAGCAGCGTCAGTGACTTTTCCAGTTTCACGCAACCTTTGCATAACCTGTTTATCTTGTGAAGACCTAGTAGCAGGAACTGAAGTACCAGAGCGCATCATCTTAGGAGCAGACTGAAGTTTTTTATTCAACTCTGGTTTGCTCTTTTGAAGTTGCTCATACTTCATTGCCTTATACAAGGTATGCACAGCACGACTGTCATACACGGAACTGAGTTCTTGGTCAGACCAACCTACAGACTTCGCATAGTCACGGATTTGTTTCCGTACCGCATCACCCTGTGGTGTCGCTAACTCAGGAATCAGACTAACTAGCTTCTCAGATTCTTGACGGAGATGGTTTTGCAGAGAGGCTTGTTGCTCGGCTTGTTGCTGTTGGGCAATGCGTTGCTGTTCATTCCTGACTACTGCTAACTGTTTCTCACGTTGGCTCTGTTCAGCTACCGCTACCGCATAACCAATAGGGTCTGTTTCCTTTAGAACTTCTAAGTCCACACTCTGATGTTGCTGCGTCAGGAAGCTATCCAAGGCTTGCAACTTCTGAGCGTATGCCATTCGCTCTTGTTTAACTTGCTCTAAATGACCACGTTCAGCTTCAATTGCCTTACGTTGTTCAGCTAGAGCCTGAGACTTTTTAGTGTAGTCCGTACCTTGTTGATAACCCTTGATAAGTTCGTCTAGTTCTACTTCGACTTCCTCACCAGATGCTTTGACTTTATATCTCTGCTTGGGTTGTTCTTCTTCTTCAGAATACTCAACTTCATCAGACGCTTCAAGTTCTTCTGGTTGTTCTTCAGTTTGGCCTTGTTCGGCTTCGTCAGAATCACCCATTAAACCTTCAAACGCTGTTGCGGCTTGGTTTACATTTAGGCTTTCACTCCCTTGTGGGTTGGTGTTTTCCATTTGTCATCTCAATAATCACCAGAAACCTTCTGGACGGAGGGTAGCTTTTAGGCTACAGAATTTTCCATTTCTTATCCCTAATCACAGTTTCCGAGGCTAAGCCTTCTAGGTGTCCTGTAATCAGTTCCAATGTCTTTATGTGCTGATAAGCAGTTTCCCGCCTATCACATTCTTCTGCACTTGTGTTAATTATTACACTAATCTGCTGATTTTTCAAATTATTTAATACTTCTTTGAAAAAGTCATCATTTAATAGGTTTTTAGCCCATTGTGCTAACAGGTGCTTGTCCATATTGGTTTTGTATTCCAGAAATAATGTCGTTAATACTTAGACTGCTTGCAGGGGGCATACCTTGTCTACTACCCAAAATACCCATCAAATCGTTGTAACTCAGGCTTGATGGCTGTGAATACTGCACTGGCTCTGGTACTTTGCCATAGTTAGGGTCTAGGAACTTCTCCCACTGAGTACCAATAAGTAAGTTTCTGTCACCAAAGTTAATTGGAGGCAATGCAGTAAATGGTGCTGTAGTTGGTTTAGGAGGAGTTCTCCAATCCTCTGGAATAGGCACAATGTCAAAACCAGATGTACCAGTATTAGACAAAGCAGCACCTGCACCAAGCAAGCCAGCAGCAGATAAAGCCAATTGAGCAATCTTTATTGGGTCAGTTTCTTTTGGTTTTTCAGCAGTTATTTTTGGTGCTTCTAATGGTGTAGTTGGCTGAATTAACGGAATTGTTGCAGCAGTTACCGCATCTGTAATGCTTGATGGTCTTTCAGCAATAATAGTTTGCTGTGGAATTGGTTGTGTTGCGGCAGGAGGAACAGTAGATGAAACAGGAGTTGTTGCCAATAAATTCACTACTTGGTCTGCTGTAAGTGGTCTATCACCAGTAATTTTTACAGTTTCTGGTGCATTTGTAATCAATGCGTTATTTATAGCATTTAATGTTTGTTGGTCAACTTGTTTTGGTGCTTCTACCTTAACAGTTCCTGCATCTGGTATTGTGGCTATTGTATTTAATACACTACTTAATGATGTAGGTGCAGAGCCTGTAATTGCAACAGTACCACCATCCGTAACTGGTGTTGAAACCGCAACTGGTGTCGCAAAAGCAGTACCACCAGAATTGGTAATAAAGTCATCAATCTGAGCATTTGACAAACCTGCTTTTTTCAAGTCATTGATAAAGTTTGTCTCAGTTGCATCAGCAATCTGCGCTGGTGTCATGTTGGTAAAGTCAACAGGAACGTCCAATGAGTTAATATAATTATTCAATGCACTACCTGCATACGCACCACCACCACCAAGCAATGCGGCTTTTAGCGTGTCTTCTGCGCTACCACCTGTTAAAGCAGTAGAACCACCCGCAATGGTTGCGCCTGTAGCACCTGCCAAAGCAGAACCTGTTAAACCAGTAGAACCTGCAATTAGATTGCTCAAATAAGGCGCACCAAGAACACTAGCAGCCAAAGCAAGAACAGGACGAGATGCGGCTAACAAGCCTTGGTCACCACCACCTGCAAAAGTACCAGAATCAATTACTTCGCCAGTTTTAGGATTAACTGTCTGCCAATTAGCCTTGTTGTTTGGGTCAACTCGTGTTTCATAAACAACTTGGGGAACACCAGCAATTTGTTGTTCGATGTTATCGCCTTCGATAACTCTACCTCTAGCAGTTGGTATTACAGGCATAGTCTGTCCAGTTTGTGCTATCTGTGTAATCTGTGCAGGTGTAGTCGCAACTACGTTAGATGTTTGTACTTGTTTAATTGCATCTGGTGTACTAGATGGGACATCATTCTTAAACTGAGACAAAGCATCAATAACTGATTGATTGTAGATTGCAGTGCCTTCAGCGTTAGTATGCAAAGCATCCACTAACAACTTCTTGTTTTGTAGAATCTCACCCTGAGTACCTACCAAAGCAACATTCTTATTTTCTTTTGCAATCTCGTTAAACAATGGGTCAACTTTAGGGTCAAAGTTGTTTGTTACCACATCATTGATAGACGCAGCATAAGGAGAACCAGTAAGGACAACATTAACACCTTGGTCACCCAAAGTTTTAACAATCTGGCTTATGTTGTCTTTGATAGTTCCTTTATCAACTCCCTGTAGAAAATCAACTCCACCTGTTTGTAAGAATACAGTAGCGTTAGGGTCAAACTGACCACCACCTGCCAAGTATGTATTTAGTTGGTTAAGAGTATCAGCAGTAGTTGCACCGCCTACAGCCACATTTGTAGTGGCCTGTCCAGTTGCTTGTGTTAGTTGTTCTGGCAATGCAGTATTAAGGCTATTCCAACTAGCACCTGAAAGAATATTGCCACTTAGCAAACCACCAGATTTTCCACCAGTTGCATTAGCTACGTCTTCACCAGAAATACCATACTGAGCCATAGCTGATTGAGTTGCGGCTGCATTAGGATTTGTAGCTAAGAAATCACGGATTGTTGCGTAAAGGTCTTCAGCAGAACCACCTGTACTCATCCTATAGCGCATTGCATCAGATATAGCCATGATTAACCTTTAATCTCTACGTTAGATGTAATGCCAGCACCAATCTTCATTGCTTTTAATTGTGCTTCTGCTTCAAACTCTTGTTGCTTCAATGCAAAGTAAGCCTGTTGTTTCTCACGTTCTAATTGCAACTTAGCCGCCTCTTTCTCACGCATCATTTGCATTTCGAGACTAGCCTTCTGTTGAGCCATCTGCATATCAATCTGTTGTTGTTGTTGTTGTAGTTGCATATCAGCTTGTGCTTTGGCTTGTGCGGCTTGTATCTCAGCCTGAGTCCTAGCCATCAATGCCTGTACTTCTGGAGGCATCTGTTGTTGCTGTTGAGGAGGATTACTCAACGCTTGGTCTTGCTCTGGCGTAATTGCTTTGTAGAACTCAGCACTATCTTTAAAGCCAGCAATCTCTACCATGCGTCCCAATGTTCCACGATACTGAGCAGGTGAAACGTAAGGATTAGCAGGGCCATACTGAGCAATCAACTGCTCTTGTTTAGCAAGAACCATAGACAACATAGCCATCTGTTCTTGACGATTCCCTGCACCTAATCCTACATTGATAGATACATCATATTGGTTAGCCCATGTACGAGGGTCAAACTCTACAAACTCACCACGCATACGCACCAAACGAGCCTTGTCTTGGTACTTACAGAGTAGGTGAAGAATACCCTTGAATAAAGACTTAACGCCTGTCTCAGCAAAGATTCGAGCCATCAGTTCAATCTTACCTGCGCCAGCTTGTTGCATAGAGGCTACTGCTGCTGCCGTAACATTCTGTAAGACAGAGGGGTCTAACCCTTGTGAGGCATCAGACACGCCTGTACGCTTAGACTGGATTGTGTCCAAGTATTGAAGCATTGGGAAAGCCTGAGATGCTACGTTCTGAACTACCAATTGCTGAACAGCGTTTGGAGACTTAGCACGAATAACACCACCAGCAGTAGATGTAAGTAAGTCGTCAAGGTTTACTTGTCCTTCTACGGCAACTACACGAGCATTGTTTGTCAGATATAAGTTATCCAACATCTGACGAGTGATAGTCGTTTTGATTAACTGAATGTCTGTAGTTCTATCGGCTAGTGAGTTACCAAAGAACTTGTGCGGAATTGGAATAGGACAGATTGAGTGGAAAGGAACATAGTCCACTTCCTCAATAATCTCATTACCCTTTTCATCTTGCAGAATTTCATTACTTGCGTAAAAAGTCTGAACTAAGCTAGAAATACCTTTGCCATCTATATCAGTTTTGACATAGCACTCAAAGACCTCAATCTCTTGCATTGAAGGGTCATCAGTCTGAACTTGGTAGGGCTGCTCACCAGCAGGATACCGAGCTACACGTTCTGGCGTATAAGCCAAAGCATCACCCATCTGTAGGCTCTCAACTTGCTTCTTATTGAAACCCATAGCAACCAGTGTGCTACGAGTCAACATCTGCCTGTGAGCCACAAATGGACTATCAGCAATAGTTCTACCCTTCTTGCTAATTAAAAACTCCTCTGGAGGAACATTCTCAATCGTTACTTTGCCTGATTTCTTTTTCTTCTGGACAACTACGTTATGAGTAGAACCCATAACTGGTGCGCCCATTGGGTCAATTACTGGCTGACCATTGGGGTCAAAAATAGGAAACTCTGTCGTATCTTGCTCGACAATTTCCATACTCTCATCGCTCATCAGCATAGCTAACTCGTCATTAGACAAGTCAAAGTAACGCTCTTTGATTACGTCTTCTTTGTCTTCCCAGAAAGCCTTAACAATGCCGTTCTTTTGTAGCAAGGCATCCTTAAACCAATCATGCAGGATTGCTACGCCTTCGTTATCTCGATTGAATACCCAATTACAGTAATCAGTTGCTTGCTTAGCAGATGCTTCGTCCCTTGGGCCTTGTGGCTCAAAGACTACGATATTATCTGAGCCTGTGAAAATGCGAACAAGTGAAGGCAAAGCACCATCAATGGCCTCTGCAACTTCACCTGTAACGATTTGAGATTTACCCTCTACTTCATTTCCGTAGGGCTGACGGAGATATGCTTCTAAAGCCTGTTTTCTTTGCTCAACAGTCTCGCTCTCAATGTAGCCGATAGAATCATCAATCTCAGCTTGCAGTATCGACTTCAAGTCGTTCGTTTCCATGTGCATCCTTTGGAGGGCGACCAAGTTTCGGTCTTGACGAGGATTGTAACTCTTTTACCATATTTTCGAGCATTTCGAGTCGTTTTTCAAGTTCTTTTACTTTTGGGGCTAAATTTATGCCCTGCATTTGTACATACATTACACAATCCATTTCGGTGCTGAGTTAATAGGCTTAGACCATGTTGAATGTCCTTCATCCAATCCAAGGGCTAAGTAGCGGAATGAGTCCGAGCCATGACTTGACCAATCATGCAATGGACGCTCATAGAATATCTTACGCTTCTCATCGTAATCTCTGCGGTAATTTCTCAAGCAATTAAGACCTATCTGCACTTTTGGTACATTAAACCAACACCTTGGTAATAGTCGTCTTACCGCTTGGATACCATCATCTAGTCCCATTCTGGGAGCAATCTTTACTTCTAGCCCTGAGTCCTCAAGCATTTCTAGTCTGCTCTTACCAGTTCCAAGTTCTCTGACCCTTACGTCATGGGGCAGAATATGCTCTGCTTTGAGATAGTCGTTGTCCTTAATCCACTTCACATAGTGGTCTAAGCCAACTCCGTGATTCTCATAGTAGTCAATTAAGCGCACCTCAGTACCAACCAATTGAGCCACCCAGATAGACGTAGAGTCACCCATTCCCAAGTCCCAAGCAGTAAAAGTTCTGCTAATTTCCTCTCTGGGAATCTCTTGCATATGCTTTTTGTCTTCTAACTCGTTAAGGATTTGCCCATAGTAAGAGCCTTCTACAGCAGCGTCAAAGCTACACTCAAACTCTTGGCGGTACTTATCCTCACCCATTTCATTCTTAGCAGCCTTCAGTTCTGTGTCATCCACTACACCTGTCTCAGAGGCTTTGAACTCTAGCAATCCCCATCCATCCTCTTTTTCTGCCCTGTCTCGCAGTTCTTTAAAGTGGTTGTGTCCCTTTGGCGTACCAATAAAAAGACACCAGCCTTTTCTGTCTGTCAGGGCTGGTCTAACAATATCTGTCCATATTTTAGGATTCTGGTCACCCACCTCATCAATGATTACCCCATCAAAGTATTGACCTCGCAGGGAATCAGGATTGTCAGAGCCATATAGCTGAATACGCCTACCCCAGAAGTCAACTCGTAACTCTGAGATGTTGTTAGTACCGCCTAAAGGTTCAGTATATTTAACAAGATAGTCCCAAGCCACCCTCTTAGCTTGTCCGTAGGTAGGCGCAATGTAAGCGTATCTAGGTGTTTCTTTCTCGTTTAGCACCGCCTCACGGATTAAGTGGTTAAGTGCTGCAACAGTTTTACCAAACCTTCGATGTGCAACTACTACTGCAAAGCGTTTGCCTTCCAGTAACTCGTGAACCTGTAGTTGGTGTTCCCTTGGCTTATAGGGAATTTCGATTACTTCGCCCATGTAACGATGTGCTGAAGTGGTTGGTCAGCGTCTCCGCTTATGGTTACTGAAGCCATATCAGGCATTGATTTACGCAAGAGTATCTCAATAGCCTTCATCCTTGTAGGACTTATCTCATCATCATTTACACCAAGTGCATGATTTTGCAAAACATTTAGTAATTGACTTACTTGAATCTTTTTGCGTACATCTTCCTGATGAAGTTTGTTTATTGGTCTTCCGACTTGTGCCATTTTGTTTGACTCCTCTAGGGTTGGTCAAGGTTAAGTAATACTTTATTCTAACAGACTTGTAATTTCTTTGCGCTTTTCTTCGTCTAGTAGGCTTGTTGCTGGTAATAGTGGAGTAGCAGCAAATAAGGGTTGACCCTTAGATGTTCCCTCTTTCATTTGAGGGGTAATGTCTAAGTAGCGGATTGTTTCTTTTGATGGACGCTGTGCAGGAATCCCGCTTGCATCCCTAGCGTAATCTGTTGTTATCTGTGTCTCACCTACGCTTGCGCCATACTTCTTGCCGTACTTATCCAAGAATTTAGGATAAATCTCGTCATAGTATTTCTTCATTCCTTCGCCACCAATATCTAAACCTTCGCCACTAATGGTTTTTTTATTGTTCAGCATGATTTCTTTGGCTATGTCTTTACCCACAACTTCAGAAAGATTTTTACCCATAAAATTCTTGATGCTTTTATCGCTTACATTGTCAACAATCCCATCATTGTTAACACCAATTCGTAAAGATTGACCAGATTTCATATCTAAAGCAACTGATTTTGATTTTTCACCAGTAGCCATATTAGTTCTACCAATTACATTTATTTCATCAACTTCATTACTTAACTTATATCTACCTGCTTGCTGTTTTCCAGTAGTCAATCCAATGCGCTCATAGCCATTTTCGGCAGCATACTTAGTTAGTCGCTTTAAAGCTAATTGATACCATGTGTCTTTAAATGGTGCGTCTGGTACTGCATTATCACCGCCCATTCCAGCATCTCTATTACGCTCAATAACGCTTCGTTGCTCACTATTTAATTCAGCAAAAGATGGGTCATCATCAAGTTTGTTTTGGTTATACCATTTTTCCAAACCTTCTTTAGTTTTGTAACCCCGCTCTCTTCCAGCTTGATGCCAATCAGATTGAATTTCCTCAACCAATAGCATTTTTTTACCATCTGCATCAATTCGGTCATTAACCCTCATATGAGCCAAGATGTTTGGTTGGTCAAAGTGAGATGATTCAAAGTTTTCTGTTTGCCTAGTAACGGGTATTTTTTCTAATTGCTTGATATATGCTTGCAAATCATCAGCTTTTGATGCAAATGAAATAGCTTTTTCCATATTTCCTGCATTGGCAAATTCATTTTGTAATTCACGCATAGTTTCCATGCGTTTTGTATATTGTTGTATTTCATTTGCTGGATTAGGCATTGCTTCTGGCAAAGTCAACAATATCTCACGATAGTTATCTCCACCAGCTAATGTGTATTTATCATACTTAGTAGCACCTGCGGCAGAGCCACCAGCATCTAAACCTTCTGAAATTCGTCCAGCTTCTTCGCTTAATGTAAAATATCTTTGTGATGTTTCTGGTGCGCCTTGAGCTTTTTGATGTTGTTGAGCATAGCGTTCTAATTTTTGGCTAAGTTCTTGCCATCCTTCTGGATTTCTTGGTGTCATTATGCTTCTTGAGCTCATCCAACTTAACAAATCTTGGCTTGGGGCTGTATTACCACCAAGGGTAACTTCTTTAACATCCACACGATTGTTAGCTAAATAGTCTTGAACCTCTTGTTTGGTAACATTAGGTTTGTCTCTTAGGAAGTCATCTAACCCTGTATAAGTTAATTCTTCCTTCTTAACATCAGGTGCTTTCATCAAGTCGTTAATGAAAGACTGACCAGTTCCTTTGTTTCTTCCAAGATTTAAAGCAGCTTGCTCAGTAGCGGAATAGAAACCAATGTCTGAAACTGGTGCTTGTGGCTTGGTCTGCAATAGGCTTTCAATAGGCTCTGTTTTGGTGGCCAATAAGCCTTGCTCTGGGGCAACAGCAAACAATGGCTGTGGCACTACCTTGCTCATCATGCTGTTAGGACGCTGACCAAGCATAGTAGCCGCCAGTTCCTCACCTGCCATTTGACCAATCTTTTGCACACCCCTAACGGCTGGCATAGGATTTAGCGGAACAAATGATGCTGCTTGACCTGCTACCTCACCAACTCTTGATGTTGGCGCAAGTGGTAAATCTTTTAAGAACTTTTCTGTTGTGTAAGGAAACTGCGCTGGTGCTTCATAGCTAACATCACCAAACATTTCTGTCGAACTAGGTGACCTAAGTAAATTAGCAATATCAGCAGGTGCGCCTAGCAAGCCAGCCAAACGTCCTCGTAAAACATCAATAGGCAAATTGGCAGAATCAGCAGGGCTACCTTGTCTGCGCCTGTTTAACTGCGGATAAAAGCCAAATGCTGCGCCTAAATCTGCCATGATTATTTACCTTTGTATCTACCCATTTGTTTAGCCCCTTCGCTAATAGCAATCGCAATGGCTTGCTTGGGATTCTTAACGACTTTACCGCCCTTACCAGAGTGTAGTTCGCCTTTGCCAAACTCGTGCATTACAGCACCCATCTTGGCTTTACCAGCTTTGTTCATCTTAGGAGTTTTCATTTTTTTGGCTTCTTTGCTTTGTTCTTTGCAGTGCGCTCACCACGCTCAGGCATGGGCTTAGTCTTCTTCTGCATAAGTTTCTGCATCATCTCCAGAGCTTGCTGATTCGTTGTTCCCATTGTCTTTCTCCTCGGTTATTGGCCCACCACTAATCCATGCCTCACAAGTCCTCTTGGAAGCACACTTAAAATCAAATACTTCGCAATAGCCTAAGTCGCCAGCATCAATGACTTCCCATGCGTCCATCTCTGTACCGCCCATTTCCAAGCCTGATTCAATACAAGCAAGCATCTTAGGGGTTTGGATAAAAGCAGCGCAGTTACCGCAACGAGACTTTTTGGCTTGTTCTGGAGAGTTTCTCCATGCCTTAGAGATTTCACGCCAGTAATCAGCGTTTGCCTCATTAGGGTTCATTGGGCCATAGTTAGCCTTGTCAATGGCTTTTTGGCGGTTCTCAAGATTGATTGATACGTCACCTGTGGCAACTGGACACGCCTCGCCATTTTTCTCTTGGCTTTGTATCTCAATCTCAATTTTTACGGATGGCTCTAATAATCCAGACATAGTTGTCCCTAGGAGTTTGTACCATTATCACATAAAAAAAAAGAGAGAACAAGTCTCTCTGGAAACTCAATGGCAACTGAGTGCGTCCATTGTGCGCTATCTGAAAAGTTTTGCAAGCGTTAGATTTAAAACGTCCATCTCTGTTAACTTCATAACCGCCCACATCCTAGCTGACCCGTGAATTCCGTTATGTGGGCCTTGGTGACAATCTTTGCATAAAGGAATACATAAGTATTGGTTATGCTGGACAATATGGTGTGCATCGCTTGGCGGTGAAGCGTCACAGACCCCACAAGGCATTTCTTTAATCTTTGCCAAGTGGAGTCGTTCCCTGTTATTAGGTCTGTTGTTCATTTTGGAACTTTTGCAATAAAAATGACCAAACTGCACCACCAGAAACTTTAGAAATAAACTGAAGCGCAATAATTTCTGGCATCAGAACACCAAATGCAATCGTTGGGAAAAGTAGAGAGTCAACGGCAGCACCAGCAGTATTTGAAATATTTGCTCGTTTAATCCATGAGCCTGTGGTTTTTACAAACATAGCCCAATCAACTACAGATGCAATTAAGAATGACACGGCAGAAGCTACTGCAATCATTCCAGAGGCAGGATTTAGCCCATAAGTGATTAAGCCAGTTCCAACAATCAAACCGCCCATTTGCCACGTTTTAAGTCTGACATGAAGCCAATCTCTAAGCGTTAAATCAAGTCCAATCAAGAAAAAAGCATTTATTGCGGTTACTGATGGCCCAAATGTAGCAACCAATAGATTTGCGGCAATCATTGCCACGGCATAAGCAATTAAAGCAAAAATCATAATTTTCTTTCTGTTTGAATAACAACGCCATGATGATTAGCAATCAATTTTTGCTCACCACCAAACTTCTCAAATAATTTATCAGCAATAGACTCATGAAATCCTGATGCAAAATCACCAATTGTTTCTAGTATGTCTTCAACAAGTATCTTTTCAATGTGTTTTATTTCTAGTTGATAGGTTATTGGTTTGTTATTTACAGAACATAAAGCAATAAATTTAGTGCTGTACTTATTCATAAAAGTGTTTCTTGTTCCATTGGTTGATAAAAATTCCAACATGAGGGTGCGTTGTGCGCTTCAATCCTAAAACGCATGACTTGCGCCCTAGCCTCTTTTGTTGGCGGTAAATAATTCCCATGCTTCCAATGCACATCAATGCCAACATTTCTTCCAATATTGGTACTATCTGCTGATGAAAATGGTAATTTGGTAAAGATTGCAGGGTCTAGCATCCTTAAACCATGTAGCTTGCAAGCAGGTCTTCCCATGTCATCACAAACTACCCTCATAGCTTGACCCATCTTGACCCACCAGTTTGATGTTCCTACTGTGGAAAACTCTCCAGAACTACCAATACAGACTCGCACATAGGTGTTTGAAAGTTGTTCAAGTCTTTCTAAAGATTCGTGCATATGCCAAACTGGTGAACCAAACCATGTCGGAAGTGGACAATCTCTTAGTAAAGCATCGTTGTCAGCTTCTGTTCCATCAATCACATCAGGAATAACCGCAAAGTCGCACGATGGAACTTTTTTTAGGTTTAATGCCCAATCATAGAAAGGCTGCCAATCAGAAATTGGTTTACCTTGCTTCCAAGCAGAAAATGCACCATTGTCTATTGCAAAAGATTGACAAACTTCTATTGCTACAGACAACTGGTCAGAATGAGCAAACGAAACAAACGCATGACCACCTTCTATTGCTTTAACCGCTACTGTAGCTGGTGTTATTGGAAGTCCGTGATAATGAATCATGTAATTTCAATGATTACTGGATTTAACAGGATACGAGCATATTCCAATGCTCTCTTTTCTGCATCATCACCCAATACACATTTTTGATAACGCCACTCAAGTTCATACCATTTTTTGCTTTCAACAGTCCATGCGCCATCAGCGTCTTTTTTAATTCTTACTCTCATTTTTGCTCCTTAGTTTGGCTTCTTGTTGCTCTTTAAGTCTTGCCATACCCGCAACCCTTTTTTGTGTCCAGCCGCCATCTTTAGGCTCATAGTGTGGATAAGGCTTCTCAACCAGCACTACACCTTGACCAGATTCATAGGCTTTAACGGCCTCGTTATTCCACTTTGACTTGTTCATTTGCACCTCGCAGGACAGTCTTTACCTTGATTGCAGTTGTTGTTGCAAGGAGGACAAGACTTCATATCCCTCACAAAAGTAGCAAAACTCTGTGCCGTATCCCCAAATGGCTTCATTTTGTCAAACTCTCTAGCTACTTCTTCAAGCGTATCTGACCTTATCTTCCCGATTATTTCATTTCTATCAACTTGGCTTGTAACCATTTGACGCTTGCGCCAGCCCATTGCTTTTTCAAATAAACTTAGTTCAGTCATACCAAAACCTTAGTAAAGAAAGGACTGCTGCCCAGAAAGCAGTCAGCCCTACAAGAATTAACTTCCAAAACTTACTCATGCTCGTAAGCAATAATCTTGGCATGGTCAGCTTCAGCAAGTAAATGGCTAGACAATCTCATTGTCCCTTCAATCTCTAATTCTTTGAACTGAGTATCAGTAAAAATGCCCATGACGTTACGTCCTTCAAACCAGACTTCATCAATGTTCTCGTTGTAAGTACCTTCTTCGTCCTGCTCGTATTCCATCACAACAGTAACGATTACAGAGCCTTCACCAGTTGTTGTGTCAAATTCGTATTTCATTTTGTATCCTTAAAAGTACCCTTGCGAATTGCTTGGGCTGACGTTAGTGTATAGTTTTCTCAACGCTTTGTTGAAAAATATATCTAAGTATTTTCCCTACTCCGTAGTTTTTACGCCAAGTCTTTCACTTGCTTGCTCAGACCGCCATATATCTGCCTTCATTTGAGCAGCCACCAGCATCCATTTGAGGGTTTCTTCCTTCTCGATTGCTACCTGCAAACCCTTTAAAAGTAATTGGTAGTCAATGCTGGCATAGGCTTCTCTCTCTTGAGCAACTGCACTTTCAAACCCCAACTCCAAGGCTTCCTTCATCAGCAATGCCTTCTTTGTTTTGCGGAATTCTTCGAGGTACATCCTTTGTGCCTTAGCCTCGGCAAATTTGCATGAATTTTCAATGATGTATTCGATGGCTTTGTAAGGTGCTTTCATTTGACAACTTTCAACATTCTTAATGCGCTCTCAGGGCAATCTATTCTCGCTAGGATACTTCCTGTCCAATTCTCGAAAAAGTCTGCTTGTAGCTTCGTTAAACGCTTTTTAGAGTCCGTTTTAATCTCAACCAGAAATGTGTAGCCTTTGTAGCCAACTAAAAGGTCAACTGGTAAGCCAATAATCCAGACATATGCGCCAGCACCACGCAGGGCTGAAACAATCTGTTCTTGGTTAGCATCAACTCTGGCGGCTCTCCTCATTTCGTAACCTCGTCATTCTGTCCCTCAAAAGCAAAGTATCTGACTTTCCTCTGATTCGTTCCAAGTCCACGCACACTCCCTGCCACCAGAGCAACGCTTTGCTTGAGCCAATCGTCAATTTCTTTTTGTTGAATCTCCGTATCCACTCTCTCGCTTCGCAGTCCTTGAAGTGGTTTAATTCTGCTTGATTCATTTATAGGCCATTCAAAGTTCATGCTTTTCTCCTGTAGGCACTAAGAATTGCTCGTTCCTCTGGAGTTGGAGGACGAGTTACTTTTTCATCTGCTTTGATTTTCTCTAACGCAGGGTCAGGCTCATTCTTTGATGCAACTGTGAGCCTCACAACATCGTATGGATTTTGTTTAGGTGCGTTAGTGCTTCTAACCCAGTTACGCCACGTTGCAAACCAATCCAACTTCACACCTTTCTGACCTGCTTGTGCTATCCAATAATCCTTGAACTGGTCAAAGGTTTTAACAGGGCTAAGTTCTGGGCGTTCTGTTTGACAGAATTCTTCCCATTCTTTTGGAAAACTAAAATCAGAAGCGAGGCGTTTGCCGAGTGTCTTCTTCTCTTGGTTCTTGGTTAATGGTTGTTGGTTATTGGTTGGTTGAACCTCTGTTGAACGCTCGTTTAACGTCTGTTCAACGCTCGTTGGATTCTTGTTCAACGCTCGTTTAAGTGCTGATGCTTTTCCAGCCTTAGAAGCGGTTGTCAATTGTTGTTTGTAGTGTGCAATTTCTTTATCGCACCTGTTGTGATGCCAACAATCTTCAATTGAATGAAATGAAAAAAACATTTCAAGCAGACCTGACAACATTTCCGTGTTGTCTCTAGTCCCTGTCTTCATGCCAAGTTCAAATAAATTGTTTGGCAATGGCTTTTCAGAGTCGTAGTAAAGCCAAATTAACTTGAGATAGATTCCGATTTCTTCATTAGTCAAGAACGATGTGTCCTTGATGAAATCACCAATATGATGTTGATAGTAGTGCATAACACTCGCCTTTTAAATCTCCCTTAAAAGAAACTGCGGCAGGAGAGGGAGGTAACTCTTTTCGGTGCGCTCATGACTTCGCACCTAGCCGTGTTTCAAAACATTCTACTATATTTTCTGATTATTTGTGATACCAGAAGTAAAGTATGGATTGCCCTTGTAGAACTGGTTAGCCTGTTGCTTCATTACTCGGTACTCAGTCGATGTAAAGATACCCTTGGCATTACGAATGTCAAAAGGATTTAGCTTGTTGTAAGGCTCATCGTTAGCGGCTTTAGTAGCCTCAATCATGCGAGGCTCTAATGTGTACTTGCAGACCCAAGAGCGTCCTAACTTAATTTTCTCGTATGTAAGTTCTTTCTTGTGAAACATCTTTTTGCAAGCAGCCACAATAGAAGTTCTTGGAATACCAGTTAAGTTTTCCATCTCTTGTGCTGTGAGTGAGCCATTCTGCAAAGCCCGAATAATTACTTGTTGTGTCATTTGAACCAATCTGGTCTGAGTTCTTTTAGTTGATAAATGCGTAGTTTAGGGATGTTCTTCCAGAGAAAGACAGCCGCCCTAGTTATGCCAAGGATTCTAGCAAGCTCGCTCTGTGAGCCAGCAAGTGTGATAGCAGTTTGTTTGTCCATCCAAGAAGTATAGCAAAATCAACAAAATGTTGACTTAGGGTAAGCACCTAGAAAATAGTTGTTGACCTGACTGTTTAGTTTGCTATACTTGCATCAGCCCTAGCGAATTGCAAAAGGGTCTTTTTAAGGAAATTAAGATGAGCAAATACTTTACAAACAAAGAGTTTCGTAATGGTTTTGATGCAGCAGCATTGTGCGAACCATGCGATAAATCTAAATCTAAAAATTGGATTGATGGCTGGAATCTTTATCAAGACAAAATGACCGCAAGTGAAACAGCTTGTTGGTTTTAAGGAGAACCAAATGAAAAGTAAGATTATTCAGACGCTAGTTGAGTATGTGTTAGCCATCGTTATCTTTGGCGGTATCGGTGTACTACTTGCATGGCGGGGGTGAGATGAACACACACTACCTAACCCATGTTCGTAAGATATTCCGAACCTACGATGCCCCTCCAGAGGTCATCAGAAGCTATCAAAAGCAATGGGTGCGCTCAGTACGCCAGTTGGGTGATAAGTGGCTTGTAGCAAAGCCTATCGAAAGAATCCAATGACCAGACAAGACGCTATCAAAGACTTGTCGCATGGTGACTACTGTTGCTACTGTACTGAGCCTAAAACATCTGGCTTATGCTGTGGAGAAAATCACTTCGTACCTTTTGAGGATTTATACGATGATGACAAAGAAGCAATGATTGAAGAATATTTAAGTAAAGGAAATTAAAATGGTACACAAGAAGTTAATGCAAGCAAGAATCCTCTTGCAAAACGCACCCTTGAAGAAGTCAGGTCATAACAAGTTTGCTGGTTACAGTTACTTTGAACTTGGTGACTTTATGCCAGAGATAAATGCAATCTTTAATGAAGTTGGTTTGTGTGGCGTAGTCTCCTACGATTCTGAGATAGCCAGTTTAACTATCACAGATACGGACGATAACACTAGCATTGTTATAACATCGCCAATGGCAGAAGCTAACCTAAAGGGTTGCCATCCTATCCAGAACCTTGGTGCAGTCGAGACATATACCAGACGCTACCTGTGGGTTACAGCAATGGAAATCGTTGAGCATGATGCTCTGGATTCCTCTGCGCCACTTAAAGAACAAGTAATCATCACGCCAGCACAAGGTATACGAGATGAGTTACCTATTGAAATACTAAAGTATCTTGACGAGTTAGCAGTTGAATTGATTGCTACTTGTGAGAAAGACCCCAAGGCAGCTTGGGTAAGGTTGGAACAAGAGAACCTAGAAGCTGACCAGAAGGTAGCTTTATGGGGCTTGATGCCAAGTAATGTAAGAAGCGCAATTAAGAAAGCGAAAGGTTAATATGGAATACGACAATACAAACCGAGGAAGTTTGTTCAAGAACGACAGGAAAGACGATGCCAAGTTTCCTGATTACAAAGGGTCACTCAATGTAGATGGTGTGGAGTTCTGGCTATCTGCTTGGCTAAAGGTCAGCAAGGATGGTCAGAAGTTTATGTCCTTGTCTATCAAGAATAAGAACGCTGATGCTTCCTTGAATAAACCCAAGAAAACCATTGTTCACGAGGATGATGTACCATTCTGATTACGAGGGGAAAGTTGTGCAAAGGCTTTTTCAGCTTGCGGACGAGCAATGAGTACCCTCACCACAATGAGAAATCAGTATGCAACCCATACTGACTTTCGTGATTTCCAAGGTTTGATTCCTACTAACTCGCATTTCTTGCCTAGCAATATAGACATGATTTGCGAAAGGAAAGGTAATTTCCTAATCGGTGAGTGGAAGAAGCCTAACGAGAATATGGCTACTGGTCAGCAATTGCTACTCAAGGCTTTTGCTCAAGTTCCTAAATTTACTGTGTTAGTCATCATTGGTAACACAGACAAAGAACAAACTGAAGTTAAAGATGTGTTCCAAGTTGTTCTAGGTAAGTGCGTCAAGATAGGAGAAGGTCTTGATTACTTAAAAGACTTTTATGTTATGTGGTACGAATTTGCAAACTCGAAAGGATAGAAATGTCATCATACGCACGAATAGAAATGTTGATAATTCAATGGTCTGAAGCTAGGAAAATTATTCCTAACAGTACGCCAGAAGTTCAGCTTCTTAAAGCAATGTCAGAGATGGGAGAACTAGCAGATGCCACGATTAAACATGACAAGGAAGCTATTATTGACGCTGTTGGTGATGTCATGGTGTGCCTTATTAACTACTGCGCTCTTAAAGACATTCATCTGGTAGACTGCATGGAAGTTGCGTATGACCAGATTAAGAATCGCAAGGGCACACTATTGCCCAACGGATTGTTCGTTAAGGATTCTACTTAGCCAACAAGTAAAGCCCCAAATTGCTGAAACTGTACCCTGCATACACAATAGCCATTTGTGGGTTATCTTTCCATAGTTGTTCTCCAGCTATGTAAGCGTAGATAGCACCAGTAACAATGATGAGCCATGCACTCAAAATGCACCTACATCAATGACTTCGCCTCTGAATTGAATCTGGTCTTCGTCAAACTTCTGGACTAACTCAGGTGTTAGTAACTGTCCATTAAAGAAGTTCAGCACTGCAAATCCTGACCTATGATTGCTAGGGTTTATCTCAGCATAAGTAAATTGTGGCCCATCAGTCTCAGCTAAAGTTCCTGTATCTACTCCGTATCTACATCCGTTGTAGTCGCTAAAAGGAGTCACCTTTAGGCTATGAAGGTGTCCAGTAACTACGGATACTCCTGCGTTCACAGTATTGTTGTGAGTGGCGTGAACGCCACCTTTATATCGGTGCTTGATAATGACGTTATCTGTAGGCCATACTGCCCAACAAAAGTCCCAATCTGGGATATGGTCTGTCAACTTAAAGCCTTGAACTTCTTTAAATTGGGGTGCGTGTTGCGCTAATCTGTTGCCAAACCGAATATCGTGATTGCCCCATGTAAACAATAGCTTTACATTGTGTCTTGCTGCTTTAGCAGTTTCTTCAATCTCGCCCAACGCACCTTGCGTAGCTTTTAACTCCTGAATGACAGAAGTTTGTGGTTGGTCAGTGACATCATGGCGAGATATAGAAGCTCCATCAAAGGCATCCCCGTTACATATCACCGCATGAGGTTTGAACTCTTGGATAGCCCATAGAAGCCCTTTAAATGCCGTTGTACGCTGACTTGGGATGAAGTGGGCATCAGAGAACACAATCACACATGAATCCAGCATCCCGAGTTTTACTTGTCTTAAAGGAGAGAAGGATTTGGGTCTGTTAACGGCATAGTTAGCACCACGATGGTCTTTTGCGATTAGGGTAATCTTGTGATTTTCCTCAATCCACCTTCTACGCAAATGAACTGCTCTATTGGGTATTCCAAGGTGTTTGGCTATTTCAGTTGCAGATTGAAGTTTCTCCCAAAGTTGGATGAACTCCATATCCGTACACGTTTCGTTATGTGAACCCATTGGAATCCTTAGAGAGTAAGTTTTCTAGCAAGTTGATAACTCTATGCTCTTGCATCTCTATTTCCTCATCAGAAGATTTAGGGTCTGTAGCTACACACATCAAGTCATACAAAAAAATATGAAGTAACTCATGTAGTGCAGTTCTATCTAGCGAATCTGGTGTAATCTTTTCAGCACCAAAATCCCCTAGTCGATAAGTAGCCAATCTAGCAGTCTGGTTAAACTCCACAGAAGCCATAGCAGCTTTAGCTGGCTTGATTCCCTTCTCGATTCTCCAATCACCTAAACTCAAAATTTGCTGCCATTTTCTGACACTTTGTGCAAAGAGTTCTATGTGTTCTGGTGTAGGTATATTAGACATATCAACACCTTATATGGATATTATGACATTTTAATTTAACAATGCACACTCAGCAACTCTACGCTTTGTCAAACCCGCTAGAACTTTACCACCGCCTTTGTTCCATAGCATCAGTTGTTCTTTAGCACCTTCCCAATCAGAAGCATTGATTTTTCGCTTTAGAGTAGAAGTCTGAAGTCTGCCAATACCTAAGTTATAGACGAAATCTACAATGGCATTGCACTTGCGCTCATCCGTCATAAGAATGGGGCAGTTCCTTAGAACACCTTGTAAGTATGTATGTTCTAACTCGTGCATTAGTAGAGCATTGGCTACAGCCTCACCTATGGGACTATCTTGAAGGGTAACTTTGCGCCCATCAGCATAGTAGGTTGAGCCGTAACCAATCGTAGCTACGTTAGCAGGACAAAGGTAGGGTTTACTTCTAAAACCCTCAAACTGCTTACATAAAGATGCAGCCAGTTCTAAGTTCATATGCCACGCTTAGACAGAGTTCTATCAAGAAACCAGTAGTTAATAGTTCCTGATAACAAAGCAGAAAAGTCTGGTGTCATCATTGTTTTAAAGACTTCAGTAGCTGGCGCACCTGCTAACCATGCGTTCCATGCAAACCAAACATGGATAAATGACCATACGAATAGTACCCAATATGTTACTACTGGACGCACAGAAGCAGAAAGTGAGGCTACCCATCCACCTGCTGCTTTAACCATCTCTGCTTGCTGTGTAATGGCATTGTTGAAGGCATCCATCACGCCTACATCAATAGCAGCTTCTCTTTGTGCGCCAATCTCAGCTAACTTTTGTTGCCCACGTTGGGCTTCCAAGTCGCATTGGAACTTGAACATATTGAGTTCATGCTCACGCTCATTTTTCTTATCCATCCATTTAAGGACTTCTGGGGCCATCCTAAAGATGCCACCAAAGATTGAGCCTAATAGACCGCCAGAAAGAATATCAAGCATGGTTATTCTCCACAATGTTTGCATTTATGGTGACTATCACCATGAGAAAGTTTTACACCCGCCAAGAGGCCAATAAAGCCACCAATGATGGTTTGGAAAGCAGGGTGAAGCATGGCAAAGATTTCTCCATTATCAACTTCTTTAGCCCACAAGCCAAGCAGGAAAGCCGCAACCATGCCAAGCACTGATAAACAAAGAGTTGAAGCAACCATCAAGGTTACAGAATAGGTCAATTTACCCACGACATCTTGGTTATGTTCCATTTTTATCCTTATGCGTACAAGTCTAATCTGCGAGTTTTAAACATTGCCAACTCTAACTGGTTGACCCTAGCCTTCTTGTTATACAGTTCCACTTCTAATTCTGCTATTACTAACTCAATCTTGTGAGCCTTCATTGCTAGTCTGTAGTCATCATCTACTTTTTCAGCAGCCTTATCAAAAACAACAGTCTGAAAATCGTATCTTGGCTGAACCATCGGATACCACTTGCTTGGGATAATCATTTCTTCTCACGCTCAATTGCTTCTTTGTATCCATGAATAACTTTGCTTCTTATTTCTGCTGAATCTGCTGTTCCAGCCCATACTGGTAGGTTGTTCCAAATCACCACGAAATCTTGACTTCTACAAAGCCTCGCATTGTTTGTCAGCCACATTGAGAGTTGCTGATGTCTTTCTGAAGGGTTGTGAATGGTATAAGCAATTGACCAAAACTCCCTGACACTGCACAAGTCTTTTCCTGTGGAGTGAAGTGCTAGAGTTAAAACAAGTGCTAGTAGCCATCTCACGGCATTGCCCAAAGAATGACATGACTACAGAACATGACAAAACAAAAAAGAAAGGCTAGAGCCACAATAGCTTCTAGCCAATCCATCATTTTTTAATCCAAGTCTGCCAAACAGCACCAGCCGCCATGATTAGCCCACCAACCCACAGAATAGGCTTGGCAGCAGAAGCAACCCATCCCAAGACCTTAAAAGCCCCATCCAAGGCGTGTATAGCCTCTACAAGACCTTTTGTATTCTTGTCTATCTCATCTACCTTAGATTCAACTGCAAGCAGTCTCTCGTAGATTTGCGAATGGGTTACTTGGTCTTCCATGATTTACTCTTTAGGTGTTACATCCGTTATCGGAGATAGTGCAGTTTTAAGCAGACCAAAGAAAGCATCTCTGCCTACTTGAAGCTGGTCAACATTGAATTTAGCAGAATTAAGTTTCCTCTCTAAGTCAACCACATGATTCAGCAGGGTTTGCTGCTCAGGTGTCATATCCTCAAAGATGTACTCAACTCCATCAATCGTCACAGGGTTTTTTGTGTTGTTGCCCATGTGTTTCTCCTAATGCGCCACTAAGTGCAGGTAGTGGCTTCCTGATTAAGCCCACGGAGTCCCAGTAGCCGTAACAGGATTCTTCTGCAAAGCAATATTAGCCGCCAGAGCATCTTCAGTGGCTTGTTTATCAACCGATTCCCATACCCATCCAAGGACTGTGGCTTGTGTGAGGTCTGCATAGGGAATCGTTGGTGTACCCGCTTGCCATGAGCAAGTTGAGTAGATAGAGGCTGTGTAGTCTCCATCTACTGCTGTGGCCTGCCAGTGGGCAGTTGTTACAAAGCCGTTTGAGGTTTCACGCTCAAGTGTTGAGATAGTCCAGTTTACTGACATGATATTTTCCTTTTAAAGATTAGCGGCAGAAAGACGCTGACGTAGTGATTGAATTTCCTTGACCAACATTGGGACTAACTTGGAGTAGTCCACAGCCATCATTTCATTTGTGTCGGTTGGTTGATAGACCGCCTCGGGCGCAACAGTCACAAGTTCTTGTGCAACAAAACCATAGCGTTGATGTGAGCCGTCAGATTTCCAGTTGTATTGACGAACTTGCAAAGAATCAATTAAAGCCGAGGCAGAATCAGCGTCAACGATGTTTTCCTTCAAGCGTTGGTCAGAAGTTACGTTATAAAGAACGGCAGTTGTTCCTGATTGGGTAATAGAGCCAATAAATGTGCCGTTATAAGCAAAAACACAATATTGGTTTCCGTTACCACCACCTGATGAATGTCCAAAAAATGCCGCACTTATGCCAGTGCCGTTGTAGTTTGGCTCAAATGAGAATCCACCATTTGTTATTCCACTCGTAGTCCCCACCAGCAAGTTACCGCTAGAGGTAAGTGTCATTCTGGTGGTTGGAGAAATACCACCACTTTGAAATATCAAATTAGTATCGTCAAAATTTAAACCAAGACTTCCACTTGCATGAGTAATTCTAAAAGTGTTGAAAATAGAATCAGAAAATGCTGCACTGACGTTGACAGACCCAGTGGTGACTGCTTTTGCAACTCCAAAACATCCAAAGGATGAGGGCGAAGTTGTACCAATACCTACATTACCTGCCGAATCTATGCGTAAACGCTCGGTTAATGCTGTATCTGCCGTTGCATTGCGAGTTGAAAAAGCAAGTGCGCCAGTAGTATTCCCGCCACCATCTGCTAATAAACCTTTGATTGCCGCAAAAGGTTTTGCACCGCTACCACCAGCACCAATTAACAACGCTCCACCATCACCACCCGCAACAGTTGGTGTATTAAGAAGCAATGAACCGCCTTTATTTCCTGCATCGGTCAATGCCGCAGTTGTCTGCCCTGTACCATATATTTGAGTTTGATAAACAGGTGACGAAGTGCCAATACCTACATTGATTCCACTAGCCGTATAAAGGCTTGAGGATGTGGCTCTAAATACTTCAGTTGCATTAACACTAAAAAGCAATGGTTTATTTGTAGCAGTTGCTAAATTAGTTTCATTGCTATCGGAATAAATGTAAGCAGAATTAGTAGAATTTCCAAAACGTAAAGCGCCACCAGTGCTTCCACGAACATCTAATGTTGTGTATCCAGCACCAAGAGGCGTTGGTGATGCTCCCACACCTAAATCTGTCCCGTTAAAGACTAGCGCAGACCCAGTAGCCAATGCACTAGAACTAGATGCGTAAACCACACCGCCTGATGTGAATGATGTTAGGTTTGTACCGCCATTGGCAGTAGGGAGTGTTCCTGTCACTCCAGTTGTCAAAGGCAAACCAGTTGCATTAGTCAATGTTGCGCTTGTAGGTGTTCCCAATACTGGTGTCACCAAAGTCGGAGAAGTCGCAAAGACAGCAGAGCCTGTTCCTGTTTCATCAGTTAAAGCAGAACGCAGATTAGCTGAACTAGGAGTGGCTAGAAAGGTTGCTACACCTGTTCCTAGACCTGATACACCTGTACCGATAGGAAGACCTGTAGCGTTTGTTAAAGTTGCGCTAGTGGGTGTTCCAAGGATAGGGGTTACTAGTGTAGGGCTTGTTGACAAAACATTGTTGCCAGAGCCTGTACTTGTACCGACACCTGTACCACCAGCAGCCACGGCAATTATGTCTCCGCTAGTTCCAGCATACAAGTCTTTAACTTGTGACATTAACTCACGGATAGCATCGTTAATACCAGAAGGCGCACAACCCTCTGCGATATTGATACTGTCAATGTCTGTGTTATTTGCGGGAGTCGAACTCCACTCACTAATCTTTGTCTTTGCCATATCAGTCCTTAGTCGGGGTTAGCCATTCCAGTTAAATCTACTCTGTAAGGCTTTTCAGTATTTAGAAGACCTGTCATTGTAGATGCGCCTGTCAATCCAGCAGCCTTTTTAGCTTCTAGTTCAAGCAAGTATTTTTCATAAGCACTCAAGGCTTTTAAAGTTTCAACATTTGCTCTTGGGTCACCAAGTTTAAATAACATTGGGCCAAGTTCCTCTGCTGTTTGACCAGCTACGCCTTGACCTTGTGCTTTCAAATAACCTAGCGTTCCCCTGAGTGGGCCTTGCTCAA